GAATGTGGCATATTTTGTCAAGTTGAATTTGCTCATATAATGTCAAAACGAACAAATGATATTTTGGAAGGGAAAGTTTCAATTTACGATGAACGTAGCCCTTTCGCCTAACTACTTGCTACACGCTATAAAAGAGGACACAAAACAATGCAAAAGACTAAGATTCATAAAGTTAGATTAACAGAGCAACAATCCTTTGCTTTTGAACAGTTAAAGAAATACGATGTAAATCTTAGTCAATTTATTAGACAAGCTATTAAAGAGAAATTACAACGTGATTGGAAACAAATTAAAGAAGATAAACATAAAATAAAATTACCATTTTAAAAATAAACAATATGAAAAAAACAATGTTAGTACTAGCGGTTGTAGCTTTAATTAGTTCCTGCAAAAAGAAAGAAATTGAAAGTCCTTGTAATTGTGGGATAGTACAGTCAGATAATGTAAAAGACTATTCTATAATTATTAGAAATGAATGCACTAATAATGATAAGACTTTTTATTTAAGTCAGGGCGATTGGATGAATGCTCATCCCGGCAGTAAGTACTGTATCACGAATGTAGGTAAATGGTAATTAAACTACTATTATTAATTGCAATGGTTATATTTTTGGCTGCTAATGCGTTCTTTGCCTTTGAAGTAATAGATTACTACCCAGTTAAAAATAGTTACTTAGATAGCCTTAAAACAGTTATAAAGGCTAATGAAAGGACTATTTGGTTATTAAGGAATGATAGCATTACTCATGTGAAATGTTTTAGAATTGATTAAAAAACTACTTAACCAACAATCCAACACTAAGAATGCCTAGACCTAATAAAGCTAGGCGTTTTTGTCTGCGTTCCTTTCGTATCTGTTTATTAAGGCTTATTTGATAAATAGAGTCGTTTTTAAGCATTATCTTTTGGTCTTTGATAATATCATTGTCTATTAAATTAACTAACTTTAGACTGGCTATTTCAATACTATCTATCAAAATTATAGTATCACAGGTATTTATTACTTCGGTTAACTTTAATTCACATGGCAACCATGCTGTATCTGCCTTTAAATAACGCCACTTAATAATAGTTTTTACCCTTACCGAATCCTGCTTTACTATTTGTTTATTAACTGAATCTTTTTTTACTTCTAATTTAGCAACCTCAGCCTTTAAAGGCTGTATATATTCTGCCTTTTTTGGATTACAATTCCTTAAAAAGATTATAATAATAACTAAAATAGCTATTATAACTAAGTAAAAGTATTTAAGATTTCTGTATATTGTTTCCTTTACCATTTTTAAAGTCTATTATATTTTGAACGGTTACTATTCCTAAGCATAATAAAGCTACCGATAAGAAAGAATAACAAGCGTGTAACCTATTTTCGCCCTCTAAGTCTTTAGATAAATAAGCACCGTATAAAACACAAAACAAAGCGGTTAATTTTCTGCCTGAATAACCTATTGAATGATTATCTAAGGATGCAAATAGTTTAGTTATAAATGTTTTCATTTAATTACTAAAGTCATATTTCTATTACCGCTAATTTTATAACTGATATGCACCCAACTATAATTATATTCATTAATTAATTGGTCAAAATATAAATTCTTTTTACACCAATCAAATAGCTTTTTATTCTCTTCTTTACTTCCTGCGCTTATATCAATAGCTTGTCCCATAGTATGTTGGCTATTTGTAGCTCCACCAACCGCCTTATTAAGCTCATAATTCCTAAAGAAAGAATTAATTTTAATAGGTTTACCATACCATTTACGCAAAGGCTCAAAGCAAAAGTCAGCAACATTTGCCATGTTATTTAACTGTTCATTATTAGGCTTATTATCTATTCCTAATCTTAAAGCAGTTGGACTTATTGTAGCCTCTTCTAAAGATATATGTTCGCTTATATTCACTTTTTACTTTCTTTAATCCATTTATAAATAATGAATCCAAGTGTTGCTGCTGCAATAAGTACTTTTAAGATTAATTCAGTTTCAGTTAACATAGTAGTATAACCAGTAGCACCAACTAATATAACTTGAATAAAATCTCGATTAGCGTATAAATAAGGCATAATTAGTTCTTAGTTCTTTTAGATAACTCTTCGTTTATAAATTTAATGTTGTTTTGATTTTCCTCAATAATAGCTATTGAATCATAAACTAAAGCCTTTAATTCAGTTATTGAATAGTCTTGAATTGTTTTTTGCGTTGGATCGGTTGCTGCAACTTGCTCAACTATTTCTATGTTATCTGTTTTCATAAAGCAAAAGTACTAATTATTTATTGAATCTAAATAATTATTTATTGCAGTATTTCTTGCAGCATTAACCTCAAAGCCTGTTTCGGCATTATCAGAAGTAATTGTTAATGATTGATTAAATGGATTAGCCATACTTTCAGTATCTTGTATTGTTAATGTTATTGCAACAAAATACTTACTTGTTGGTGTAATTTCTTGACTTCCATCTTCGTTAATTACTGTGTCAAATACATCTGTATCTGCGCCAATTGATTTGTTTATTATTATATATCTCATAATTATTTATTTAAGCTAATAATCCTGTATTTCTTAATGCCTTTACAATTTGCTGCAAAGTATATCCATCAAAAGTATCATCTGTTTTAATAACATTACCAGCACCCGGACTTGCAATTGTTGCCGCAGCCACAGCAGTAGTAGGTTGAACTATTGGTGTTGCGTTCCAAATACCTATTTTTTGTGTTGTTGCTGTTCCTATTTTTGTGCCTGTTGTTGTATCAAAAACTATATTAAAAGTGTCATTTATTTTTAAAGACCCTGCTAACCCTAAAGCATAGTTGTTGGTTATAGAAATGTTAGTACTTGCGGTGGGGGCTTCAACATAAAATCCGTAAGCATTTGTAATTACACTTGCGCCTATTGCTGTATAAGTTGCTGTTTTAATATACTGCTCTCGTTGAGTAGTTATATTACCTGTAGCCCATTGTCTTGAATAATTGTTATATAAAACTCCTGATATTTCAGTAGATAGTGTTTGATTTGTGTTTGAAGAAAAACTGAAAGTATAACAAATAGTAGCATTTGTTGATGTTGCTGTAGTTGGACTAAAACTTATGCTAGAATTATTAACCTGAAATTTATTACCTCCTCCAATTGATACTACAACAAAGCCTCCTGCTGGAGCGTTTAAGTATGTAGAACCTGCCCCTGCTGCGTTTGAAAGCATATAATTACTTGCACTTGGCGCAACTCCTAAATGTAAAGTAGCCGCTGAATTAGCAATACCAAATGCTACATTGTCTGACGTACCTAAAGAATACTTGCGTGTTAAAGTTGCATTAGTTCCTGCCACAACACTTTCAATGTAAGTGTTGTAAGAATCTGTTGCTGTACTAGCTGCAACAAAAGAAACTGTATTATTTGTAAAATAATTGAAGTATTGGGTAGCTAAAGCACCTGTTGCCCATTGCTTAGTACTTCCAGTTACTTTAAAATTTGGAATGTTTGTTGATAATGTTTGGTTAGTGTGAGCCGCAGTAGTAAAGTTATATGTTATTAATGCACCTGTTGCTGTTGGTGTATTAGAAAAGTTTATTACGCCACTTACGCCATTAATCAAAGGAGTAGTTATATCAGTTGTAAAAGTTGGCGAAGTTCCAAATACCAAAGCACCGCTTCCTGTTTCATCACTTATTATATTCTTTAATTGTAAAGAAGTTGTTGCTGCGAATACGCTTAAATTTTGAGCATTAACGGCTGCTAAAGTTGTACCACCTAATCCTGCTAAAGTGTAATTTGGTACGTTTAAAACGTTTGCAATTAACGTAGATGCACCACTTGTTCCTGTTGTTGTTAATGAAGTTGCTGCAGTTCCTAATGTAGTTAAATAAGTTGAACTATCAACACTACCATCTGCTTTTAAAAATTCAGCAGATGTACCTGCTGTTTTAATAAATCCAGTTGTAGTTATTGTTGTTGTTGCAGTAGACCCGGCAGTTAATACTTGTTGAATAGTTGGAGTTGATGCTGACCCTCCTAAGAATGATAAAGCTGTTAAAGTAGTTGTACCATCCCCTATTTTATAAGTTCCCGTTTGTTGTAAATAAACTATTTGACCTGCTAATAAAACTTTTGTTGGATTAGCCGCAAACCATGCGGAATCTTTATATCCTAATTCTATATTTATTGAAGTTGCCATTATGTTAAAGGGTCTATAATTGTTGAAGTATTAGCAGTAATTGTATCTATAATTGTTTGTAACACAGTTACTGTATAAGTGCTGTTTGGATTTAAAGTAGTAAGCACATTACCATCTTGGTCAACTATTGTAACTAATCCTGCATTTGCACCGCTTAATGGTAAACTGCATGAACTTCTATCATAATGTTGAACAATACCCATTTGAAAAGACCAACCACTTACATCATCATCATAAGCACTTTGAACAGGCTCTAAAGTAAATCCCTCCGCTAAAGTACAATTATAATTAATTTGCAAATCATTCAAAAGTTGAGCAAATATATCAAGTGCTATTTGTTGCATATCACTCATTACATCATCCATATTTCTATTGTCTTGATGTACTAAGTCTAAGAATGAAAATAGAAAGTTAGATGTAATTATGTTACCATCAATTACAGTAGGATTAACAGTAACACCCATTAATGGATAAGTTATCTGTTCAGCAGCACCAAACTCAGGCACTCTATCAAACAAAAAAGTACCGCTACTTAGTTGTAGATGGTTTGCCTGTTTGTCGTTGAATAGTTGTTTTAACTGGTTTTGGCTTAACATTTGCTTTCTCGAATTGTTCTAATTTCTTTATATTTATTTTGTGTATTCCTGCCATTAGTATTTACCTATTGATATATTATAAAATTCTAAATCATCGTAAGGAGAATTGTCAATCATAATACCACTTGTAAAGTTATTTCTTATTGGTTTAACTTCATCAATAAAAGCGTTGAGGTTATATAACGGATAAGAACTTTGGTATCGTCTTAAATAGTCGCTAGTCCTTTGAGCATAAACTTCTGCTTTATTTCTACTTCTATCCATTAAGAATTGAATCTCACTTAAATCTGCAGCAGATGAATTTTCACTGTTTTTAATCATTACGCCTTTATTCATTAGCCTATATTTCATATCGGGCAAAGCCTCACATTTAGCATAATGTAACATACAAGGAACGACTAAATTTAATAAAGTTTGATTTAAAACTGTTACCGTATTAGTTGTAACTTGACCTAATACTTCATTATAAAGTAAAGAGCCTAATAAGGGAATAATATAAAAGTCCTGCACTTCTTGAAGTATAGGAGTAAGAATAGTCATATCAACATTTTTATTGATATTGGTATATTCTTTTAAATAGTTTTCGGATATAATTAAACTAGCCATTATTTCTTAGTTCTTGATTTAGTTATTGCTTTCCAGATATGCCTACAAAAAGCTGTTGTTTTATGTGTATCGGGATTAGTATAAAAGCCGCCACGATAAGACCAAGCATCCTCGCCAAATTGATTTGTTATATCATCTATTGAATCTCTGGTCCAACGTTTACCAACTGCCGATAAAGTTAATAGTTTAGTACAAAATTTACGACTTTGTTTAGCTGCAGGAACTTCATCACGAGTTACATATTTGTAAACTGTATAAAGTTCTGTTTCAATTATTGGTGTTGGTTTCTCTAATCCTTTAGGCGTTAAATTAATTATGCCACCGATTGAAGTTAATAAACCTGTAATTACTAAACTATCTATAATTTGTTTTACTGTTAAAGCATCTAAGCCAGTCATATTAGCTATCTTCTCAGGCGTTGTTTCGGGTGCGCCTTTTAAAATATCTAATACTTTATTTTCGTTTTCAGTAACAAATTTATGTTTTGCAAACTCAAAGTTAAAAGCCTCAGCGTTACTGCTAAATGTTACAAACTCCTCACTTACTATTTCATCTTCATTGTCATCAATTGCGCTGCCCTCAAATAAACTAAGCACATAATCAGTCATATCAACTTGTTTATCAAACTTACTAAATTGAGTTTCGGGAGTAGCAAATAATATATTAATATCTTGCTCACTTAAGCCATAGCTATTCTTTAACATCATTGATGCCACTTCTTTAGTAGTCTTTTGATTAGCAACCTCACGAATTAACCTTTTAATGTTAATCCATTGTTTACCTGTTAAATTCTTTAGATGTTCATTAACTTGTTGCTCAGGAACTAAGTTAGCACCTTCCACTTCTGTATGTGTATCTTCTGTTTGAATACCTAATTGTTTAGCATAATGCTTTTTTAAAGTAGGTAAATCAAATAGACTTTGAAGTAAAGATATATCAACTGGCAAGTCTATATTAGCAGGTGCTTTTGGCTTAACTTCTAAACACGATAAATCAATACCGTTAACCGCAGCTATTTGTTTAATTATATCTAAGTGTATTTCTTGTCTGTGTTCAATGTAACTTTTATTCCAACGTTCAAACTTCTGTAAATAAATAGTATTATCGCCTATTGAAATAGAACTATCATAAACACCTGCAATAACAGGGTCAGTTCTATGTGCTGTAAATATATTTTGCTCAGACCGTTTAGCAACTTGCTCAAACATTTTATCTAAATCAGTTTGTGTAAAAGTTGTTAACTCAGCTTTTTGACCGCCTTTATCAACAAAATTAAACATCATTTTACCTGTATTACTTGAGCCTTTAAATTTACGGTCAAAAAATTTAGCGTATTTCTTTTGCTCTTCTTGAGTAGGTTCGCCATTAAATAAACTCAACATCCCAGAACTAAATGTCCCATTCTTTAAATGTGAATAGTTAAAGTTAGTTATCTCAATGTTAGTTTCAATGTCTTGTAACCCTTGTTGATAGTTAGGGGATGGATAAATGTTACCGTATTCTAAGCCAGTCATTACTTCTGTCTTATAATAAAAGATTTGAGTTCCTGTTCTTATGTTAGGATTAAATATAGGATATTCACAAAATGAACTGTGCTTGTTAGGATTATTATTTAAGCTGCCATCTTCATTAGTCCATTGGTCGCAATAGTAAACAATTTTACCATCGGGAGAACGCCTAAATTTAGAGAACTCTTGGTTATAAACCTCAACTATCTTACCATTAAGACCGTATATAATTTGTAAAGCCACACCATCAAATATTTCAAATGGTTTTGTATTCTTTCTAAATATACTATTCCAATCTTCAAAGCGATTAGCATTCGATAAAAAATACTCATATTCAGCTTGTTCTACTAATGTTAATTTAGTTTTGTCATAACATAAACCTTTACCGTAAACATGATCTGCTTTAGTCTTTATGATAGCACCGTTAACGGCATCACGATTATATAATTCTAAAAGGTAATTAGGATAGTCATTTGAATCCCCCCAATTTAACCAACCTTTATTACTACTCTTTTTAACGGTAGGATTAAACTGGCTATCAAATTCTATTTGTAGTAGGTTACCTACTTGCGTTATTTTATTGTCCATTGGTTACTATTGAAGTTCTTATGTCTTTATAATAAGTATTAGTTGGTGCTACAAATGCCCATGTCATTTTACCGTTCTCAACTTCGCCTGTTAAAGTCCTTAAATCAGTTGTGTTGATATTTGTATAATCAAATAAAGTAGCATTAGCAGATTGATAAACATAGTAAGAATAGCTGCCATAGTCATCTAAAAGCACTTTACCAAGTAAAGGTGTAGAAACACCAACGGTTAAAACAAACTGTTGTCTATTGCCATCTAATTCACTATACGTTTGAGTACAAGCTACTTTTTTACCTGTGTTATCATTAACAAAAACAAACACATATTGAGGATTAGCAATAGTTGCTTTCTCGAATAAAGATAAAGTAATTGTATTTGTGCCTGTGCTAAAGTAAATCATCTATTAAGATATACCCAAACTTTACAAATGTTACTAAATAAAAAAGCCTAGACTTACAGGTCTAGGACTTACATTTATATTATGAAAGTTATATTAAGGTGCAGCAACAATTAATAAAGCAGCTAAAGCAGTTGAAACTTCTAAACAGAATGTTCTCTCTTCGCCATCTAATACAATTGTATAGCCTGAATCATCATTGCCCATTTTACCACTTGCAGCAGAAACGGTTGCAATTCTCATTCCAAACTCTTGACCTAATAATCTAAATTTACCATTTTTATCTTTAACCATCCAAATAGTATCTTGCTTAGCTAACAATAAGATTTGTTGAGCAACTGCAGCTTGTTTCTTTGGTAAGTATAAATTTAAAGTAATTTTATTTGATAATGTTCCGTTTGTATTATTAGTAAGTAATTCTGTTTCATCAGCTTTACCATACTCAAATTCAAATGACCACATCTTTTTACCTGTTGCTAAGAATGATGCCACGTTGGTAATTATACCACTAGCAGATGTAATAGTGCCTTGAGTGTAATTAGAATACTCAACGGCATATACATTCACTAAACCCGGACTTGCATCTCTACAATCTCTTGTTATTCCCGATGTTATCGGGCAACTTGATAATGCCATGTTTTTATATTTTTATTTATTAGTAAAAAAAGGGAGTAGCATTATGCCACTCCCTAAATTAATTAGGTATTGATTTGAGAAACGATTTGATCTCCAAAAGCGATTTGAACTCCTAATTTAAACTTAGAGTTTAAACGGATTTTATCAGCTTCTTTAGCATAGAATACATCAAATGCTTCGCCTTCGTTTTCTAAATCAGTTCCTAAGAACATGTTATCAGTTGCAATAGCATAAATCTTTTTAGTTCCAGATAATCCAATTGTAGGTACAATTTCAACATCTGTGTTCTCTAAATACAATTTAGTTTCGCTACCTGTTAAATGGTAAAGATTATCAATACCTAATTTAATACGGTAATCTCTTGCCTCAGCAGTTCCCATAAATACTTTAGTATTTGGGTTGTTAAGGATGTCATTAGTCATTGCAGCATAAACAGCTTGTAAAGCAGTACGTGAGTTAGCAACAGACCATACAGAAGGAGTAGCAACAACTGGAGATGCAGCAGCGATAATTACACATAAACCATCAAATTGCTTTTTGTAAGTATCAACACTTAACAAATCACCCTGCCAAATAGCTACTTCTTTACGCTTGTTGTAGTTCATTAAAACATCAGCAACGATGTCATTACGGTAAGTAAGCATGTCATAATTAGATCCTGCCTTCATTGCACGTTGGTAGAAGTCTGGCTCTAAAGCTTGTTCACACCAATCCATTTGCAATTTAATTTTTCCTACTGTTAAAGTACGTTGAGTACCAACAGTTGAACCTGATGCATTAAATCCGCAATCAGAGTTAGCTTGCCATACAGCTTCACTAGCAAAAATGTTAATTGTTTCTGCTGATTTAATACCTGTTTGAATTTTCATCAAACTTGCAGTTGTACCTTCTGCGATTATTTTACGAATGATGTTTTTTGCATCTTGTTCTGTGTACGCTGGGATTGACCCTATTGAATACGCCATGTTTTTATTTTTTTATTTGTTTTTAAGTTTATTATTTTGCAAAGAAAGCGGCAGCCGCTGCTCTTTTATTATTTTTAAATATAGTATTTCCACTTTCTACTTTAGGCTCTGCCATTGGTAAAGAAAGTAAATCATTGAATGCTTTTGAGAAAGACTCTAAAGAAGTTTTAACCTCTAAATTTTCTTTTTCTACTGCATCAAAACGAGATACTAAAGCTGAGATAGTTTTGTTAGCTAAGTCTAATTTTGCACTAACCTCATTAACAGCAGCATCCATAGCCTCTTTAGTTACTGACAAATCAGTTACTGGCTCAGTTATTGCAGTTTCAGCAGTTTCAATTTCGCTAAGAATACCACCCATTACACTAATTACATCACCGTTGCTTAAAGTAATATCGCCATCGGGAGCAGGAAGTTCGCCATCGGGAGTAACAACTGTTACTTTAGTTACACCTGCAATAGGTGTTGGCGTATCATATTTTACAACTGTACCATCGGCACTAGTTAACTCACCCAATGGGGGTGCATCTGTTGTAGGTACTGCTAAATTATCGGGAGCAGGAACAACAGGAACAACTGGAACCTCAAACTTAAAAGCCTTAGCAAAAGATAACTTTTGTTCAGGTGTAAGCAGATTGTTCAAGAAGTCTTTAATTGAATTATTTTTATCTGTCATAATAGGATATATTTAAACTTTAATTTTATTAACTTATCGCCCAAAAGATTTGATTAGCCATTTCCTCAGTTAGTTCAACCGTTGGAGTTTCATAAAAATTACCCTCAACCGAAAAGCCTTTATAAATGCCAGTCTTAACAAATTCATCCCAAACGTTTTTATCGCCTACATAAACAAAACCAAACCAAGTGCCATTGGGCAACTGTTCTTGTCCTAAAGGTGGATTAACACCCATAGCACGATTGATTATAAACGATTGATATAAATAGCTATCACTAACCATTCGTGTGTTATCGTGCATTTGATTAATGTTTTTAGCATAACCTAGTTTAGAATACTTCTTTACTATTTGCTCAATAGTTTGAGGGGAGAACTTAACGTTATATTCTTTGCCTGTCTTGTCATCAATGCGATAAATAGGCATATCGGGAATCATTAAAGCACCTGCTAGTATTTGTTTATCGGGATTAGCAACTGCAAAGTTTCCTTTTTGTGAGCCGCAGTTAATCTTAATAGTTTTAAGTTGTTTATTAAAAGCAAAATAGTCTTGCTCGATTGCAGGACTATCAACTAAGGCAGTCGCAGTAACACCGCTACCATCTTTAACATCTTCATTTATTGTTAGGTCTATTAATTCCATGTTATGATATATTAAAATTGTTTATTTATTAACTCTTAGTAAGTAGCTTGAGATTGTAAAGTGTCTATTCGTTTAGATGAATGCCTAATATCTGTTTCAGTAACAAAGGCTTTAACAGGTTGGTAATTGTTATTTACATTCCCTGTAAAAGTAGTACTTGGTTGTTGTGAAGTTGGAGGTGCTATGTTGGGCGTTCCGTTGCTAGATGGTATGCTTACATTGCCTCCACTAGTATCGGGAGCAGCAGGTGCGCCACCGCCAAATTGAGCATTCTTAATAGTTTGTATGTTTTTAATAGCAACTAAACCTGCCGCAACTGCGTATAGTGGACCAGCAACAGCCCCAACAATAGGAATAGCTGAACCACTAGCATAAGCAGCTAATACTGCTTGTGCGCCTTGCATTACGGCTTGAGCAATTTGCAAAGCCTTATTAACTTCAAATTGTTTTTTAGCTATTGCAGTTTCCTCTGCGCTGCCTTTTTTAGCCTTACTTAATTTATTAGCAAAGAATATATCGGATAAAGCTTGAGTTGATTCTAAAGAAGTTTTGGCTAAAGCAAAACCACCATCTACTCTATCTTTTTCAGCTTTTGTTTT